CATTGAGAGTGGTGTGTATATTTCCTGAACACCTGTTCAGGTGGAAATATCGTGTGAAGCCTATACAATGTACATAATATACAAAAACACATAAGTACGGTAACCATACACACAAAACAATTTCGCTTACCATCAGATTTGAAACTGGGGGATGTTTAACGTCGTCCCCGACGGGCACTTCGATCAATTTCTGATAAGTGCTTCGACAACTGATGTTAGAAAATCAGTGTTTTTGCGTGAAGCAATGACATACCACATTTCAGAATCTGAGATGAGAACTGGATGCCAACCCTTAAGATCTACGACGATACCACATATTTCACTTTCAGGTTGAAGAATTTGCAATGCTTGACAGTACTTTCTTACCTGTCTAAAGCCTTTGCATCTTTGGGATGTGCCTGTTTTGACTTCAATCAAAACGAAATATCGAACACCTTCCACTAAAGTTTCGAAGAGCAAATCAATTTCTCCGATACTTCCATGGAAAAGTGGCGCATTTTTAGCTATGCACTTCAAAGGCATATCAGCTATGACAACATCATAAAGATCTTCTTCTTCAACACCACTTTGAACTGTGAAATTTCTCTGTTCGACTTCTTCTTCTTGTTCAGAATCTCCATACTTGTAGTACCAATCAGCAACTCGTTGTTCATAAGATTCGTCAAGTAATGTACACATGTGAGCAATACCAACTTTGGTTGCTACTTCTTTCATTTGAACTCGACGCTTCTCATATACCTCTTTACCATGATTGAACCACTCACGTAAGGCACCATCAATGTTCTGTGCACATGCTTCATGTGGGGTCAGTGGACATCCCTTGGGACGCATATAGCAATGGAGTGATTTAAAAATACTACTGTCTAACAGGGCACCAACACTTGCACCTAAAGCTGGATGATGTACGCTGGTTCTCTTTAAAAATTCAAAGTCATCAACTGATAAGTACTCGGTCAATTCACTTTCCTTATCAGGCATAGTGTAAACTTGACCATATTCAGCTAAAAAGTGTGAACAATCTTTTATATTGAATTTGGGATACTTAAGTGATACAGTTCCAATGTTATCATCACCATACGTTCCTATATGCGCAGCATCTCTGAATTTAATCGTCTTGGGATATTGAGTGTAGAAAAAGATTCTCAAATTCAAACTACCACTAATACCATTCAAAATCACCGTCAGTGGATTTCCAGAAATGTGTCCTCCAGTTGTGAGTCCAATCAAGTCACCATTGACAGCAACGAGTGAATAGACTATATCGCCAGCCATTGCAGACATAATGTCAAGATCTTCTTGCTCATACCCCATGGCTTCAGCTAAATCAATTAAGATTCGCAATGAAGCATGCAATAATTGACTAGGAAGTTTTTGATCATACTTACCATAATCACCGCCAAACACACGTTCCTCACCATGATGCATAACATGCTTATAGAATTCATCCCATTCAGGTCCGTGACAATTGATACCGACAGCACATTCTGACGTTAGTGGATTCATCTGTAGCAATCGCGTAACAGGCAAAAAGTACTTTCTGATTAAAAACGTTAGGGATATAGGATTTCCGTAAAATACGCGACACTTCTCCTTAGATGCAGGTAAGATTTCATCTTTCTTACAAGCCTTAGCTACAGTGTATGCGCGTTCTCCACGTCTATAACAATCTTCAACGCGTTTTATTTCCTCCATTATCTCGGGAGTAAATTCACGATTGCAGGGTGCTTCTTTTGTGGGTTCCAGTTCATTGATATATTTTCGTTTTGCTCCTGTTAATGGGAATCCTATTGACGAACTCATATTAATAGAGTCGATAAACTTACATCCTGGGACACCATTGATGTTCTCTTGGTCTGTGAGCGGTTTTGCTTGCCACATTTCCTTGGCTGCTAATTCCATCAACGGACGTTTATAGTCCTCTACAGCTATAGCCAGTAATTCATGTGGAAATTGCTTGCCGGGTTCACTGGCGTTTGCCAAACAAGTTTGCCAAGCAAACCATTCTGGTTTCATCTTTGGTGCACCCCAAGTGTTTTCAACTCCTGTAACTTCCTTAATGGCATCTGAGATTGGAGTTTTCCTCACATCAGACCTTGACGTGGTAGCACCAATACAAGAACCATAATAAGCAAATTGAGAACCTTCTGGTAAATAATTCAAAGGACTCTTCTTGTGGAGAGGGTCATTAGTGGTCATTTTAATACCAAGTGACTGTGGTATAAAATTCTCACCTTTACCAGTGATAAGAACACCTTCAATTTCACGCAAACTAGCAATAGCATCGTTGACTTGTTGCAATGTCAAAGTACCGGAACAACCGAATGGAGTGCCAGTTTGACCACCCAAATGAAAACCTGAAATACAAGGGGTTTTCGTATCAGATATCAAAACAGCTCCACAAAGTCCTCCAAATGTATTGATAGTGAGATTTTTATACTCACTTCCAGCAAACACACACGTACCATTTGAGGTATCTTTGGCAATAGCTAAACCTTTGGCTTGAATCAACTCTCCACTTTTCTGTCTCCACGACATTCGGAAAGGATGATTCACAATGGGACCAGTCGGTAAATACTTCGTAATGTCTTTATATGAACCACCAGTACCCGAATAACAAATTCTAAAATCAGTATCAGGGACTAGCACCGAAGCGGCAAGACACAGTCTAGTGGTAAATTTTCCACCGACAGAGTCTGCATTCTCTTTCCGACAAGTGACATTCAGTGTATCATTTTCTTCAAAATAATGATTCGGAATAAGTAGTACATTCGAAGTCATCATTACAACATTAGCCATCATTACCTCTTTACCATTATCAACACTCGCATATAACACATTTCCCAAAACAGAGTTCTCCAATCGGTCAGGAGTAGTTGTTTTGCAAAAGTCCGTAGTGGGAAGGCTGCGTTTGTAAACTGCAGCCCAAACATTCTTTTCCTTATCTCTTTCCTGGACTTCCTCTGGAGTCTTGGGTTCAAGAGATCCCTGTTTGTCTTGAATAGATTTCCATGCCTTGTAGACGCGTGCAATTGCGTAAAGAGCAGCAACTCCTACGCAACTATAGCACAAGGCTTTAGCATATCCATCTCGAGCATTCTTAACAACCACCGGAATAGAATCATTTCTACGTTTCAGTTCAGATATGAGTGCATAACGTGTTCGCGACTTATTAACAGTGTGACTAAACAAGTAAATTATGATAGCCAAAATAACACCAAATTGCAAATTAAGAAAACATAAAAACAACCCAAGAATAAATGACATTCTCGTGAAGTGTTTACGTCTACTTTGAAGCTCCTCTTTGTAGAACCATTCAATTATCTGCATGCAAGTTTCATTCTCAAAACATTCGGATGGGAGGACACATATCCAATCCCATCTATCTGTGAACTTTTTTGTTTGTTTATATAGGTTTTTAGTAATAACGTTTTCGATCCTATCGGTTAACGATTTTTCATCCTTTTTGTATCTATTCACAAATATTTGACGAGCATGTTCTATGGCTATAGCAGTTTGCAATCCAAATTGTTTATCCATCTTGTGATCTGGACAAAAACCTTGAAGGTGTGGACAATTTTCATGCACACACTTAGACATGGTTTGAGTGCGTTTCTTCATTTGATCCATCAAGGCTTGTTGATTTGCTCGATGTATACTCATATATTCTACGGCACATTGGATAGCTTCAACTGATGAAACACCCTTCATTGTCTTATTACGCCATTTAATGGGTTTATATCTCGCAACATCTCTGATGTCATCTGGTTTAATTGCTTGTTCAACATCAATACTCCAAATGTCATCGATTGCAGGAGGACAATATTCACCATCAATTGTGTAAAATTCACGTACTTTAGCTGAGTCAACTCCACAAGTTTTTCTATCGACAACTCTTTGAAATTGCTTCTTACATTTCACGGTAATAACCAAGTCCATACGCCTTTGCACGGAATAAGGACAATTGGAATATGCATAAGCGTCTAAATCCTTCTTATTGGTTGTTACCAATACAATTTCAGGTTCGACGAAACACTTTCCTTTCGCTTCCAATTCAGCTTTTGGTGCATAGAACATTTGATTATTACAGATGTCAATAATGGCTCTCGTTGGAGGTTTTTCGACAAAGTCAGATTTTTCGTTGGCCAAATCATCAAGGATAGCAACAAGCTTATCGCTCGTCCAGTTTGAGAAAAATTTATCTCCTGGATTTAGCGCAGCTCGATATTCCTTGCCGACTGGCAAACCATTACTAACTAACAGTGCATCAAGTAATTGATCGCCAAAAGTGGTTTTGCCTTGATTACTATCTCCAAAGAGCTCGATAGCAAAAGGTGATTTTCTTGTACCTGAACTTATTTTCAAAGTTATGAGTTCATTACTAATCAACTTCATCTTCGTTACTTTATCTGAGATTATCTTTTTATCAAGCCCGCTAAGTGAGAGCATCAAATTAGACAATGCATTTGTCAAGTTACGAAGTCGTGTACCAAATTCAGCGTCTGACATACCGACGATTCTTTCTAAATTGCCATTCTTTACTAAGTCCCACCACATCAATATATTGGTGTATTCAGTATCGAGTTCCATGGCAGAAAAGTCGTTTAACAATAATGGTTTGATAGAACGAGTCTTGAAGCATAAATATGCACCTTCAACAAAATACGTGACAGTGCCCAAAAGGGCATCTGCCAAATCAAATGCTGAAAGGTGTTTCTTCATAATTTGCTCATCAAATAACTTAAATCCTCCAATACTGAATGTCAAGTCTGAAGCATCACACAATCCAAGTGTGACAAGAATAGACATCAGTTTAGAAAATTGACGAAAAGCTTTGTTGCCTTTTACTAAAGTCCAATTTGATTGAACCTCACGAAGTAAAACAAGCCAACTGGGATCTTCAGCATCTGACTGCTGTTCGAAAATTCCATTGTCAAAGACTTCTCTCAGATATTCCATCACCTGCTTTGTTATTGATGTATCATAGAAATCGCGAATGTACAAAAATACAGCACTCATAAAGTGCTGATAAGATCCGCAATCCTTTAGATTTATAAGCAATGCAACAATTCCTTCAATCTTCCGAAATAATTCATCAGGCAATTCTACATTAGCAAAATCTGCAAGTTCATGAAATTGTTCGGTGAAAGAAGAAAACTGTTCTACACCGAAATGAGGTTTGAATTTCTTATTTCCTGCATGTTCTTCTTTCCATTTGTCAAGTTTCTTTCCATCTTTCTTTTTCAAGTACCAATTGTCCTTACCGGACGAATTGACGCTCCTTCGCACTTTTGGTACGGAATTGGGATTAGAATATTTGTCTTTTGGCGCATTGTTATTGTTAAATTCTTTTATATTTTTAGATTCGTTTTTATTTTTAAATTCATTTTTATTTTTATTTTTATTTTTATTATTTTTATTTTTATTTTTATTTTTATTTTTATTATTAGATTTATTATTATTGTTTTTGAATTCGTTTGTTTTGTTTTTAGGCTCACTGTTCATGTAATTTATTAAAATCCATGAACCGAGTGAACACTAAAAACCTGGGAAGGTT